CTCTGGCGTGGTGGTAAGTACAAGTGTAGAATCTCTAGTTCTATTCTGAATGAGATTGACAAAGAAGTTCTCGAAAATTATCGAGAGCATCATGGACTTATGCCTGCACCTGAAAAAACGGTGGAACTGTAATGAATATATGGGGCAAACAAGAGTTTCTATGGTTATGTGCATTCGTGTTTGCTTTATCGGTCTCTATGGGTATGTTAGGATATACACTGGGTTACGCAGTAGGTAATCAAGAAGGCATAATCCAAGGTGCACAGTATCACTATACAGGTCAGTATGAATGCGCTCAAGCGCTTGACGAGATTATCTGTAAGGAGGTGAAACTATGAGTTGGGGCGCAGTATCTGCTAGCCTTATAATGGATCTAGCAAGAAAAGAAGGTGTAATGACTCAGATAGAAATGGAGTTTACTGATGTGCCTGATATGTGGGTATTTGTAAGACCTGAGTTTCTTACGAGTGTTGCTTATGGTGGTTCTTATAGGGTAATACGAAACGGAAAAGCAGTTAAGTCTGGTAGTACAGGATTTAAAGACCACCCATTCTTTGCAGGCGTGAGAGATAATCTAGAACTTGAAGGATACATCAAGTGCGAGAGAAACTATAGCAACGGTGACCGTGTTCTAAGACCGTTCTACTTTAATAATATATTGCTAGAAGAAGGCGACCCGTTCAGTTCTGCGGTTGGGATGAAGTATCGTTTCGGTGATGAAGAGAACCACAACTACGGTGAAATCAAAGAAGGGTTGCTGAACTATAAAAAGGTGGATGATGATAACATATAGCACAAACTTCATGGGACCGATGAGCATACAGTGGTACGAAGAACGTAAACTGACAAAGAAAGTCTATAGAGCTCACCGCTCTAGTGCTATTGCTAAAAGAAGTGGTGCGAGAGTCGGTGATGTACTGGAGTGTACTGAAATCACTACTTATTATGCTGGTGGTCGTATTGACATTCGTGATGATAGTAAAAAAGGTTATGACGGTTGGGATGAATACGCATTATTACCAATGCACGGAGAAGATTGGAATGAACTATCAAAATACCTTGATGGCCTGAAAACAGAAAGATTGTTAGATTATGATGAGTTGATATTTCTTTTTGAAGAATGGAACGGTAAAAAGATTAGATGGGCACCTGACCCAATGGTGAAGTAATGAAAGAAATAACTGATGCTGAATATGAGTTGTTTCAGCAACTAAAAACTATCTGGAAACACTCAGTACCCAAACAATCTGGGGCTTATTTTATCTGCGGTTCTGGCGGAGAAAAAGACGAACATGGCTTACCCGAAGCTATTATGGTTTGTCCTAGCGCAGGATTAGACTATTTTAAAATATACAAGAGATTAAAAAATGGAAACAGCGCTAATATGCCTAGCTCTAAACATGTATCACGAAGCTAGGGGAGAGCCTCTTGCAGGAAGGATAGCAGTAGCTCAGGTAGTAATTAACAGAACCCACTCCCCTCAGTTCCCAAACACTATATGTGATGTAGTAAAACAAGCTAAAACTTACAATAACCATCCTATACGAAACCAGTGTCAGTTTTCTTGGTACTGTGACGGAAAAAGTGACAAACCAACAGATCAAACTGACTGGGAAAAAGCAGTAAATCTTAGTACTTCTATACTACTAGACAACATACCAGACATAACAGAAGGTGCATTATATTACCACGCTACTTCTGTTAATCCTTACTGGACTAACCACTATACTCCAGTAGTAACAATAAATAACCACATTTTTTACCATTAAAGGAAACATCATGAAACTAATTAAATTTGAAGCCCCTTGGTGCGGGCCTTGTAAAGCTTTGTCTAAAATTATGGAAACTATCGAACTTCCTTATAAACTAGAGGTTGTTAACATTGACGAAAACCCAGAAAAGGCTATGAAGTATCGTGTACGTGGAGTACCTACTTTAATTCTTTTAGACGATGAAGAAAAACCTACTATTACAAAAGTAGGCTCTTTAACAAAACAAGAGTTTATAGATACATTTATTAATTAAATTATAGGAGTTTATCATGATTGATGTTTTAGGCCATCCTATTGAAGTTGGAGCTACAGTACTTACAAACGGTCATTATACAGCTTCTATGAATACTGTAAGCAAAGTAGAAAAAGTAACCGCTAAAGCAGTTTACACTAATATCTATGCTACTTGGTATGACTACAAAACCGGAGAACTCCGCACAGGACAAAAGCTTATGCGTAGACGTCCTAACCAATTTATTGTCATTGATAAACAACTAGACTACAACCAAAAGAATTACCCGGAGAATATGATATGAGTATGTTATTTTCATATAAGTATGTTATAATATACTCATATTAATATACTATAGGAAAAACCATGCCTAAAAGAAAAACACATGAAGAATTTATTGCTGAATTAAAAGTAAAAAGACCAGACGTTACAGTTTTAAGTAACTACACAAATAGTACATCTTTTGTCAAATTGTTATGTGAATGTGGTTGGAAATATACACAAAGACCTAACAACTTACTAACAGGTACAAAAGGTTGTCCTATTTGTGGTAATTCAGGTAATAGAAGTCAAACTACTGAAACTTTTACAGCAAAAGCTAAACGACTTCATGGCAATACTTATAGTTACGATAAAGTAAAATACACAAATGCTATAGAAAAAGTTCTCATAACTTGCCATAAGCATGGAGATTTTTTTGTTACACCCCATAATCACCTATCAAACAAAACAGGATGCCCCATGTGTAATAGCACACAACGTTGGTCATACACTGAATGGGAGTCTGTGGGCTTAAGCAGTAAATATTTTGATGGGTTTAAATTCTACAAAATTCGATGCTATGACCCAAACACAAAAGAAGAATTTTTAAAATTAGGAAAAACTTATCGCCCTATAGGTATTAGACTTTATGACGTACCTTATGAATATGAAGTGATAGAAATAGTAGAAGGCTCAGCCAGATTTATTAGTGAGCTAGAAACCCAACAATTAAACTTAATCAAAGAACAAAAATATACTCCCCTTAAATCTTTTAAGGGTATGACTGAATGTTTTGTTTATAAAGGATATACCTAATGTCAATGTTAGCTCAAACTAAAGAACTTCTGCAAAAAGAAGGTGCTTTTACTGGGGAACAGAACAAATACCTGCAAAACGTAATTGAAGCTATTAGCTTTCCTACTATCGACCCTAGAATGAAGTCAGTAGTAGCAGTAGCACAAGTTACAGCTTTTGCTAGCCAGTTTAGACGTAATATTAAACTATGGGACGACCATACAGAAGTGCCTATCAATGCTATTTCTTTTGTCATTACAGGCTCAGGCGCAGGTAAAGATTCTTCCGTAAAAGCAGCACGTAAGTGTTTTAAAAGTGGTTACAAACTACTAGAAGAACATGCCCATAAAAAAGCAATAGCCTTAGCTATCGAGCAGGCTAGAGAAGAAGATCAACCTAATCCTACAGATGAAGCTATTTACAGAGGTTACTTAAAACCCGTACCGCCTGTAGATATTATGCCTACAACAGGCCCTGGTTTGATCCAACACATTAACGACATCGGAGATTTAGAGATCGGCTCTGGTTTTATGTACTCTGGCGAGTTTTCAGACGAGCTAGCATATAACCAAGACATGGTAGAAAACATCAAAACTCTATCAGAAATCTACGACACTGGTGACAAAGAAGTAAAATACACAAAGTCTATAGAATTCCGTTCTAAAGCAATTACTGGTCAACCAGTTTCTGCTTTGTTTGTTGGCTCTCCAGGCCATATTCTTTACGACGAAAGCACTAAGAAAAAATTTAACATTGCATTTATGTCAAAACTAGCTCGACGTAGCTGGTTCTGTTATGCACCTGATAAAATTGAAGAACAAGTCTTTGAAACTCTAGAAGACTTCTGGGAGTACGAAGAAGCAATAGAAGACGAGTCTAAGCATGCAAGAATTGGCATGGATATGACAAGTCATAGTATTGTAGAACATCACTTAGACTATCTTGGAAAAGAGATTACGGTATCCAAAGAAGTAGAACGTTTATACAAAACCTACAAAAGATACAACAACGACCTAGCTGATATGCTACCTAACCAAGAATCTACGTACGCACTTATTCGTAGACACTTGCAATGGAAAGCACTAAAACTAGCTGGTGCGTTTGCGATTATGGATAAAGCTGATGAAATTATTCCTCAGTATTTTGTAGAAGCTATTCGATTCTGTGAAACTCTAGACAAAGACATGGAAGAGTTTGAAAGAGACCTAAATAAAGCTCCTCACGAGCTCTTGGTGGACTTCTTTCATACTAAGACACTAGTTGACGGATCTTCAGAGATCAGCACTCACGACCTTAAGAAACAAGGTTTTATGAACAATGTTTCTAGTCCTAAGCTAAGAGAAATGGTATCTCTTTGTGCAGGCTACGATAAGGACTCCGTGTACTCTGTCATTAACGACGGTGCTGCTATTCACTATGAGCCTATTGTTAAGACAGATGTAATTAATGTGACTTACAAAGAAATCGATTGTTCGTCTCTTAATGCAGCTATCGCAGAAAAAGATTATGACAAAGCTAGACAAGCTAAACATAACATTGCGTCTACTACTAACTATGGCTTTGACTCTGCAGACACTACGTTTGCTGATTTACCACTACTACTAGAGCATGACTACGCTTTCTCTCCTTTCCGTTTTAAAGACGGTGTAAGAAGAAAAGAAAACTTAGAATCAGGTACTAAGTGGGTAGTACTAGATATCGATGAGTCTCCATTGTCTGCTGAAGAAGCACACATGATGATTGGTGATATAAACCATCACATAGCGCTTACAAGCGACAATAACAATCAATTTAAATTCCGAGTACTACTAGAACTAGATTCAGAAGTACACCTTAACGCTATTGCATGGAAACATTTCTACCTTAAGATTGCAGATGACTTAGGCTTAAAGGCAGATCCTTTGCCGCAAGCCCAGATCTTCTACTCTTATGGAGGCAGAGATGTGTACAGCAATACAGAGGCTTCGCCAATCGAAACGCGTGATTACTTAATGTACGCAAAAGACATGGCGTCTGACAGAGAAAAACAAAACAGAGTAATGTCTACAGCACAAAAACGTGCTCAGCTTAACGATCCTACAACTACTTTTGAATACGCATTTGAAGCTAGGTATGGCGAAGGTTCTCGTAATATGTACCGTATGATGAGACATGCCCAGGACCTAGGTGCTACTGAAGAAGAAGTTATATCGCTACTTGAAGATGTAAACGAGTATTGGGAATCTCCAATGCATGATGAACGTCTTGACAAGCTTAAGGAACAAGGCCGAAGACTCTTCTAACAACAAAACAATTTAACTTATATTTACGGAGTACTATATGATATGTCAGGTATATAAAGAAACTTCTGAAGATTGGTATCCATCATACCGCCTTAGCAGTTGGTCTAACGAGATTAAAGATAGTGATACTAAACTAGTTTGTGTAACTTTTACCCCTTTACTCTCTCCTCTTGCAACACATGAAGAATACAGAGTACATGTCTGGGGGGCTGATGACTGCGGCATGGAAAAAGATTTTACTAGCGAAAAAAAAGCTTGGTGCTGTTTTCTTGAAGTAATTGGACTAAAAGATGTTACATTTAAAGAGCTATTAGATAGAGAATTTGTTTCCGCATAGAAATGCTAAATAACAAAAAAACGCTAATAATAGTATATAAAAGGAAAATAAAATGATTCAACAAGAATACAAAAATAACGTACAAAATGTAAGTGGTGAAGTAAAGACTACAGGTTTCAATATCGAAATTAATGAGTCTATGTTTCAGATGCTTACATCTAACGTCTACAACGACCCTATGCTTGCAGTAATCCGCGAATGGTCTACTAATGCCTGTGATGCATGTATTGCTGCAGGCAAAGATGTTAATTTTTACGTTCACCTGCCTACTATAGCAGTTCCTACTTTTTATGTAAGAGACTATGGTACAGGTCTTCCTCCAGAAGATATTGAAGGGCTGTTCAGTAACCTAGGTGCCTCTACTAAAAGAGGCTCTAACGATTACAACGGTACTTTTGGTTAACGTAAATACCTATAAGTCTTTTTATACTACTGCATGATGAAAATAAACAAATGATAATGTAGTACTATTTAAAGAGTGTAGGTATGTTACACAGCCGTGCTATACAGTAATGTATAGTATTACTATCTCTCTAATTGCTGGGAACTCCAGTCAAACTATTAGTAGGATTCTACGCAGAAATGACGTAGCGACCCCTTAAAACCTAATAGGTATGGACAATCAGCAGCGAAGCTCCGTTTAGGAGAACGTTCAACGACTAGCCGAAAGGCGTAGGGCTTAAGTAAGCTCGAAACGGGAGATATCCTTATAATAAGTCCTTTGAAAGTATTCCGTTTAATGGCATATTTTAGTCTTTAACAAAGGACTTATCATGAAAGAAATCTACAAAAACGTAAAAGGTTTTGAAGGGTACTACCAAGTATCTAACTTAGGAAACATAAAATCATTAGGTGCTTACAACAACCGTAAAGAAAAGTTATTGACTCAAGAAAACACAAAAACTAAAAGTGTATACTACAAAAGAGTTAAACTACATAAAAACGGCAAATACACTCGATTTTTAGTACATAGACTAGTTGCTATGCACTTTATGCCAAACCCTAAAAACAAACCTCAAGTTAATCACATTGATAATAATACAACTAATAACACTGCTGAAAACCTAGAATGGTGTACTGCTTCTGAAAACATGCAACATTCTAGAAATCAAGGCAGACAAGACAAAGTAACCGCTTTAGCTACAATAGCTATGCGTAAAGCTAACTTAGTTAAGTCTAAAACTAAGTACGATGTTTTTATTGGCACTGACCTTAATGGACGTGTACTAATTAGTTACAAATCTTGTATTAAGCCTAACGGCAAGCCTAGGTACAAAGGTGTATTTAAATGTGTTAACTGTGATTCTACGTTTACAGCAGAGCTAGACTCTTCTATTAGGAATAGTAAAAGAGAAAAGCCTTGCTATTGTAGATCTTGTTCTTCTAAGTATAAGGATAAAGATATAGTCTAGTCTTACGTGAAAACGTAAGCTGCAAGTAATGTTGCGGGGTAGAGCTAACGACTCTACTTGAATATAACGATCGGTCGTATGGCAGGCCTTGCAATGGCAGATTCTTTTACTGTTGAATCATTTTATAACGGACAACTACATTCTTATGTAATTAGTGTACAAAACGGTATTCCTGTAACTATGCATTTAGCTACAGAACCTACCACAGAAGAAAACGGTTTAAAGCTTAGCATTGCCGTAGAAACTAAACATTTAGGCCTTTATGCAGATAAAGCTGTAGAACTATATAAATACTTTGATCATAAACCTGAGCTAAATTTAGATCTTTGTCTTGAAGTAGACAAACAAAAAGTTATATCAGACGACTGGTTTATTAAAGAAACCCAAGATCGCTGGGACAGAACTAATTATGTAGTAATGTCTCAAATATTATATGAGATACCAACTAGTGACGAAGTAAAAACGCACGACTTTGCTAATCTAGTAATGAAAGTTCCTCCTGGTTCTGTATCTTTTAACCCTGGTAGAGAATCTTTATCTTTAGACCAAAAAACAATAAATTTTCTAAACGCACAATTTGACAAAGTAAAAGAAGAGTATTTACATAATGCTATTTTAACAATGTCAGAAGCAGAAAACGATAAAGAATTGTATGCTATCTTTAAAGATTTAACTTTTAGTGCTCCTAAAGACATAGCTCGTCAAATAGACGCAGAAGACTTTTTTAGCGATCATTTTAAAACACTTTACGATACTGCTTTACCTAATCGTTACTATTATACGCTTAGTAATTCTTCTATATATAACTATGTACATGCCACAAGCAGTTTTTTAGCTAATACTAGCAACGAGTTACGAATTTCGTATAGACCTTCTTATAGAACAAACTATAAACCTTTAAACTACGAAAACCAGCAATCTACAAGTTCGTTTTTTGAAAAAATACATGTAATTGTAGATGTAAAAACAAAGTACAAATATTACATAGAAGAAGAGTTTGATGAGCAAGATACAATTTTTATCTGGCAAAGAGAACCAGGAAAAGACATCGAAAGTGCTGTAGAGCATGCAAAAAATTATTTAGATACTCTAACTATTCCTTATGTATTAGTATCTGACTTAGTTACTAAACATGGTGATACACCTACAAACTCTAAAAAAGAGAATAGACAAGATGATAATGTTTTTGCTAGTCACATTTGCAGCTATGGTATGGTGTCTAAAAGCACTCTAGTTACAGATGCTGACCTTAAAAACCAGCAGTATTTGTATGTAAAACTAAGTAATACTACACCTATTTTACAAGATGCTGATATTACAGCTAGTGAGTACTTTTTAGGTTATAGACTTTTAGAAAGAACAGGAACAGATGTTCCTTCTATCAAAGGTGTACCCAAAAAATACCAAGCAGCAGTAGATGATTTAGACAATTGGATAGACTTTGAAACTTATATTAAAGAAGCTTTAAAAGAAAAAACCTTTAAAGTTCCTGTAAAAGGAGAAATACCTAAGCTATCTCATACTGCTATTAATCTAACAAATGTAAATAACTTCCCTACTCCTATACAAGACCTGTATTTTGAGATCAGAAACTATAACCAGTTTACAGAGCAATCTGATTTTATAAACTGTGAAACTGCTAAACATTTTCTTGATAAACTTAATGTAGAGTTTGTAGAGTACGAACCAGAAAGAGAGGTAGATATGGAAGTGATTGAAAGAGTTTACCCTAGAACCTATGACCTTTTAAGGGACAGTGGAGTAAATTATTATTTACCAAAAAACTTTATTTCTGAATTTGCAAAAATGGAAGAATATTATGCAACACGTCCGGCTGACTAATGACTCATACGTACTAAAAACTAGTCAAGGCCTAGTTACTCTTACACGTAAGTCATTTAACTTTAATAAGATAGCTAAGCTGATACAAGAAAACGCAGAAGAAAAAGACATATTACCTCTTTTAGAACCTCCTGAAAACATGACTAGTTTGTACGAAGCTTACTTATATAAAGAAGTAGATAAGATTTTTTATATACGTGTTAATGAAGCTTCTACAGAAATTATTGATTTAAGTTCAGGAGAAGAGGTATACGTACCCAGAACAGAAGATACCACCTTTTTAGGTGTTTATGCATCTATTCATGGGATATTAGAAGATTGGCCAGAATACGCTTTATAGGAGGCTCTAATGGCAGATAAAAACTACTTTAGCTACAACAGTGGCAAAGACGTAACAAAAGATGCTTTTAGGATTGGAGCTTCTCAGGTAAGTCGTTTTTTTGACAACACCTCACAATGGTATAGAGAACATCTTCTAGGAGAAGAAGGGTTCACAGGAAATACTGCAACACATCTAGGTACCGTAGTACATGCAGGTATTGAGATGTTTGTAGATACTGGAGATGTAAACTATCAAGCTATAGAAGACTACGTCTTATCTATACAAGATCCAGAAGTAGACCAGCAACACATATTATCTCAGTATGAAGCTATGATAGGAGTAGCTCTGCCTTACGTAGAGCGTAATATGCCAGATAAGGTAGAAGAGTTCGTATTTCACGAAATACTTCCAGGAATTGGCGCTGGAGGCTCTATAGACGCCTTACGTGGTAACACTATCATGGATTGGAAAACTACAGGAGCAAAAACGCTTCCTACCAGATTTTCTCGCAATTACTGGTTCCAGCAAATGACATACGCATGGGTACTAAAACAAAAAGGACACAACATAGACTTTTTGAAACTAGTGTACATCAGTCAAAATGACACAGGAAGAGTAAGCGAGAAAACAGGGAAGCCTCTAAAAGATTACCCATCGCAGCTAGGGGTAGTTACAGAAGAGGTTACCCAAGAAGGTTTAGACCTTATTGAATCTTGCTTAAAGTTGATTGCAGAATCAGTAGATACCTGGAATAAACATCCAGAACTAAGACATTTGCTTTCTCAAGACATGCGGTTAAAACCTAAAGCAAAACCAATATTATTTAATAAGGAATAAACATGAAAATTACAGTAAAAAACCAAGAAGTACTTGAGTACTTAGATTTTTTGTATAAAAAAGGAGAGTTGCATAAAGTTCTTCCAGAGCTAGAAGTTCCAGAACGACTACTGTTACCTTATCTTGATTTTAAACAAAAAAACATCTTTCAGGAAGACTATGAAGAAACCTACGAAGAACCTTTTCAAGTAATCTGCAAAAAAGAACAAGAAGAAGAACAGTTATCAACTACTGATAGCAATACCACTTCTAAAGGGCGTAACTTTGGCGGTTTTGAAAATGCAATGAACGCATGGACAGAAAGTGAGCATATAAGACTAAAACATTTTGTAAAACAGAATACGTGTATTAATTATATGTCAAAAGCTCTAGGTAGATCACCTCAAGCACTAAAACAAAAAGCTCGCAATAACCTAAGCTATAAATACCTTAATGGCTCTTGGATATACAAAGGAAAATAAAATGGCAGTAAAAATCTTAATATCAGCAGAAGCCAATTCCGGCAAAACAACGCTGACAAAAAACTTAAAAAATTCTTTAGTTGTAAGTCACGATGGTAAACGTTACCCGTTTCCTGTTCCTCATGTACTTGTACCTAGTTTTGATAACGTTCAAGAACTTATCGATACTACTATACAGAAAATTGAGGCTTACAACGAAAAGTTTAACTCTTATCCAGATACTATCGTATTTGATTCTGTATCTAAGATATTTGACACTATTCATGCTAACTGCAACGAAAAGTACAAAGGCTTTGTAATCTACAGCGAACTAGATAAAGAAATTGTAACTTTTACATCGTTTATCGAGAACTCGCTAATCGCAAGCAATATGAATGTTGTTCTTATTTCTCATGCATTGTATGATAGCGACACTGCTAAATACAATCTAGTGGGTAAAGGTCGAATGGGCCTTGCTGCGTAGTGATACGTAGTTAGTATGGTGACACATACAACACTCCTCTAATTGACTGGGACTCCCTTATAGCCTATAGCACTGCCTGCAGTAGTAATACGTGCAGTAAAGTAAAAGAATATAGGATTGGGTAATCAGCAGCTAAGCATCCTTACAGGATGAAAGTTCAACGACTAGCCGAAAGGCGTACCGTCAAGTGACGGGAAACGGGGAGCAGTTGGTATTCGCTAAGTGAAGAGGTTTATAGTATACTTACTTAATATTTTTAAGGAAACTATATGTACCACTATACTTATCTAATCAGAAGCAAAACTAGTAAAATGAAATACATAGGCGTTCGTTCTTCAGTAGCTAAACCTGAGTATGATAATTATTGGAGTAGTTCTAAGCATCTACCTTTAGATGTAAAAAACACGCACAGTAAAAGAGTACTTAAAGAGTTTAGTTCCAGAAAACAGGCTATAGAGCATGAAATATACTTACACCATAAATACGATGTAGGCAAAAATTCTATGTTTTATAATAGAGCTAAACAGACTACGTGTAAATACGATACTACAGGGGTTCCTAACCCGCATAGTAAAGAAACACGCAAAAAACTTAGCCAAGCTTTAAAAGGTAAAAAAAGAACTGCAGAAATGGTAGAAGCCATGCGGAAACGTATGCTTGGTACTAAACAATCTCTTGCTACGTGTAAAAAACGTAGCGACTCCATAAGAAAAAATGGGTCTAACAAGGGCATAAAAAATTCTGCTTTTAGTCCTTGGTACATTTCAACTACTAGTGTTACATATTTATTTATTGACGTAACTAAAGCAGATCAGTCTGTTTTACACGGACATTATAAAAAATATTATGCTGATTTACAAAAAAAGTTCCGTAAAAACGGTTTCGTAGTAACTAAACGTTATGGAAAAATTGTTAGTATGGGATTTATACCAACTTGAAGATATAGTCTAATCTGCATAGAAATATGCAGCAGCACTTAGTGCGGGCCAAGGTTAACGCCCTTGGTTGAATATAATGTCATTCGCAAAACGTGGCGGGTTCTTAGCAGAAGTAGACGAAGCATTGTTTATTGAAGTTAAAAGCAATAAAAGAACAGTGCATATTCGATCTACTAAATTACCTGCACGTTCCCTGCAAGAAGACTTGCCAGATAATGTCCTGGTAGATGATTTTAATCTGCAAGATCATATCCAGCATTTGGCAGAAAATGCGAGCACTGTCGACGACTTTGCTCTGTAACATCCAGGGGGAGTAATCCCCCGTATCTATTTTAAACTATAAAGGAAACATTACCATGAAACTAACGGTATCCAAAAAACAAGACGCTATCAAAGATGGCGGTAACGGCGGCAGCTTAATCAATAAATCTGGTATTTATGATGTTGTCTTAAACTACGTACAAATTGCTGAAACTAAAAACGGTGCACATCAGCTTAATTTTAACGTAACTAATCAAGGCATGGCACAAACTATTTGGGGCCCAATCCTCTTAAGTAAAGATGGCCGTGTTAACGAAATCACCCAAGGTCTGTTAAACCGCTTATGCATTATTGCAGGCATGGATGATGGTCAAGAGATTGAAACTGAGACTCAAGAGTACCCAGTAGGTCGTGACCAAAAATTAACTGAAATGGAAGTAATTCCGGAATTATGCGACATTCCAGTTAAAATGCGTGTACAAATGGAATATGGTTTGTATAATGATGCATTACAAGAGCGTAAAGCAGTTAAAGCTTTCTATCGTGAAGATGGTGCTACAGCTGCCGAAGCCGAAAGCGGTGAGAACATTGGTGCTCGTTTAGCTATCGACGAAGAAAAGTACGCTAATAACGTTACTTACAAAGACGGCTTAACGGAAACTGCCGTAGCAGAGATGATCAAAGAGAAAATCGATGCTGCAAAATCAGGATCTTCTGCACCAGTAAGAAAGACTGCAGCAGCTCCTAAAGCAAAACGTCCTTTGTTTAGTAAGTAATTATTTTAATCTAAACACAAGGAGCCACTTATGACTACAATAAGTGACAGCGAAATGGTAAAACTGTGTAATCAGTTTTCTTTAGACGTAAAGCAAATAGCAGAGCAGATAAAAGAAGATTACCCTGGTTACATAGTAAGACCTAATCGTATCGCCAAAAGAATTAATTCGTTAAGAAAAAAAGGTATGCTACCTTTAGATTCTGGAAACTACGTAAGTAGCGGCGAAGTCCTTAAAGGGTCATCTACTTTATACGATGAAGACGGTAATATTAAACTTCAGTGGGTAAAGACAGATATCGATAAACAGACTGCGATAGATACTATCAAAGAATGGATAGAGACATGTGTGGAAAACTTGCCTAAGTTTAAGAAAAAAGATTACCAAGAAACTAATATTTCTAGTGATCTACTTGCTGTATACCCTCTTGGCGACCCTCATGTCGGCATGAAAGCGTATAAAGATCAGGCTGGTGACAATTGGGATTTAAACACTGCGCAAGAAGTATTTTGTGGAGTGTTTGATAGGCTTGTAAAAACTGCACCTCATTGCAAAGAAGCAGTAATAGTTAATCTAGGTGACTACTTTCATAGAGATAATGTAGCTGGCGTCACAGAACGTAGTGGACATTCACTAGATTCAGATGGCAACTACCTAATGATGGTAGATACTGGTATCAAAATTATGATACAAATGATTAACTCTGCTCTTGAGCACCATGAAAAAGTTAAAGTAATTACTATTATAGGTAATCACGATGACACTGGTGCTATGTTTTTACAGGCTGCCCTTAAACATATGTATGAAAACGAACCTCGTATAGAAATTGAATGTACTTCTTCAGTATTTCAATACTTCCAACACGGTAAGTGTTTTTTTGGAGTACATCATGGTCACACTTGTAAAGCTGATAAACTACCATTAGTGATGGCAACTGATAGACCTAAAGAATGGGGTAATTCCTCGTTCCGATACTGGCTAACAGGTCATATCCATCATGACAGCAAGAAAGAATACTCTGGATGTTCCGTGGAATCATTCAGAACTCTCGCAGCTAAAGATGCTTACGCCTATAATGGTGGCTATAGAGCTGGTCAAGACAGTAAAGCCTTGGTAATACATAAAGAATACGGCGAAATTGAACGGCACACAATCAATATCGCTCAAGTTTTGCCATAATTGTGCCCTCCCAGTGCAGCCCTCTTCGGAGGGCTTTTTTATCTCTAAAACAATAATAAAAAATAAACGGAACTTCTTACATGAACTTAACTGAAGAACAACAAAACGTAGTAGACTACATAAAAAATGTAACACAACCAGAACTAGTCCTTATAGATTCTGTTGCAGGCAGCGGCAAGACTACGTTACTTACAGCTATAGCTAATGAAGCTCCTTTACCAAATAGCTTATACTTAGCATATAACAAAGCCATTGCCACTAGTTCTAAGAAAAAATTCCCTTCGTATGTAGACTGTCGTACAACACACTCTCTTGCATACGGAAAAGTAGTATTCCCTAAAGATCTTAATGTAGGATTTTTTGGACCTAAAATGGTTACAGAAAAAATTGCCTACTCTAATAAAGCTATGCTTGTAGAAGACATTAGAGAATACTGTCTATCTTCGTACCTTACATACAAAGAGTACGCAGAAGCTAACAACAGAGTAAATACTGCTCTAGCTGACAAATATCTAGGGCTTATGTCTTCAGGTGCAATTGAATGCACACATGACTTTTACTTGAAAGAGTTCCATAAAGACCTAGCTGCTAATAAAATAAAAATGAAGCCGTACGGTCTTATCATGCTAGACGAAGCAGGTGATCTAAACGAAGTTACACTAGAAATTTTTAAATTGCTTCCTGCAGAAATAAAAGTTGCTGTAGGTGACCCTCACCAGAACATTTACTCTTTTAACCATACTATTAATTGTTTTGACCGATTAAAAGGCCAAGGAAAAACATTTAAACTGTCTAATTCTTTTCGAGTACCTCAGCACATTGCAGAGCGTGTAGAGTCTTTTTGTAAAGACTACCTAAACCCTGACATGGAGTTTAAAGGAATAGAATCTGACAAGACTGCTATTAAAACTAGGGGTTATATCTCTAGGACAAATGCAGGACTTATTAATAAAATTATAGAGCTAAACGAAGATAATACTCCTTACTCTCTTGTAAGAAAAGCTTCTGTTATTTTTAACACTTGTCTTACAGTAGCTTCGTTAAAGTACCAAGGCAGAATTTTAGATACTGCTTATTCTCATCTTCAAGAAGACGTAAATGATTGGTATGAGAATAAAGATAGCATCAAAACGTTTAACCCTAGACTGCTAGGATACCTTCGTAATAAATACGACGAAGACTTGCAACTAGTGCAAGCTATCAACCTAGTTACTAAGCACGGCAGCAGTAAGATATTTGATACTTATAGTAAAGCCAAACAATATGAATATAAAAAACACAATCTTACGCTATTGACTGCACACTCTTCTAAAGGTTTAGAGTTTGATGAAGTAACTTTTGCCCCTGACATGAATATGTCTATAGAAAAAACAATACAAAAGCTTAACTCAGACGAAGAAGATCTAACTAGTGAAGACTTAAGTATTCCAGAAATAGAAAGTTTTAACCTTTATTATGTTGCAGCAACTAGGGCTTTAATACGTCTTAACAATGCAGAATTTTTATAGGTGATATTATGGACGCAGTAGATTATATTGAAATTTCTTATGAAGCTACAAATGATGCAACAACTGCTAAGGCTTGGCTAAATAGTCTGCCTGAAGTTTTTGCAGCTGACTTTGAAGCAGCTGTTAGATATACTAAAGAAGAAATTGAAGCAGCTAAACTTATTGCAGAAGATACTAGCGTACCTAAAATAGAACGTGTAGAAGCACAATCTATAGCAAAAGCCAACGCATTAGGACATCCTTATCATTGTACTATTACTCATTGTAGTATTGCTTACAGTGAAAAAGATGCTTATGTGTTTATAATAGATAATAAAGCTATTGCAGATGAAGTGTTAGATTTTTTAGTATCTACTACTAGAACTCAAATATGGCATAACTATAGCTATGACGGCAGATTGATTAGATATTATGCAGACAATGACGCTATAAACGTAGAAGACACTCAGATATACGCAAAAACTCTAATAAACCACGTAGATACTTTTAAAGCTAAAACCAGGCTAAAAGATCTTATGGGGGATTTTTATGGAGATTGGGCTATATCTGCAGATAACTTTACTATAGAACAACAGCATGAAGAGCATGTACTAAAGTATGCTGCTATTGATGCCTGTGCTACTTTTAAACTGTGGGAATATCTAAACAATTTTGTAGAAGAAAACAACACTTAAAGTACTACCTTAGGAAATATTATGTATAGTCCTCATGATCAACTACCTGCTCCTGAACCTAAAACAGTTGAGTATGCTCTAGACCATTTCTACAAAAATACTGCTAGATACCTTGTTAAAGACACTGTACGAATCATGGACAATGGTTTAGCTATTGACTTGAACAATGTCATAGAACTCGAAGAAGTGCTCGTAGAACAGCTTACAGAGGTAGATAAAGAACTAGCGTCTAATAAATACATACAACAATACCTAAACCAAAGATATACTACTCAAATAAAAGAATACAAAAAAGATCGTAAAGCTAAAATGCGTACTCCAGAGTATTACATGACAGATTTTAAACCTTCTGACATGACTCACAGAAGCTATTTTATGGATGTATACGCAACTGCTAAAGGATGGAGCAAACCAGAAGAAAAATTACCTACAGGAGTCAGCAAATGGCCTGCAAATCTTGTAAAAAAATATGCAGCCACTAACAGACTTCTTAAGTCGTTGCTGGACAAAACTATACCACTAAACACTCCTGCAGTTATTAAAGCTATGGAAAATCTAGCTAAAGACAAAGCTGATATGTACAATCAGAAATATTTAGAACAAGTAAAATCTCCTGATGTACCTTATCCAGTCTTTAATCCTGCGTCGTCTACACAAAAACAAGAACTGTTTAAGATGCTAGGATTTGTCTCTCAAAAAATATCTAAAAAAACAGGCTTGCCTTCTTGGGATAGAGACGAAATAGAAAATATTAACGTATCCACAAGAGATCCTGATATAAAATCTTTTACTCAAAGTTTTATAGACCATTCTTTTGCAGCTATCGTAAAAAATAATTTTATCGCAGCTTTTTACAAATACACAGTTCAAGACAGATTGTATGGTCAGTACAAACTTCTAGGAGCTAAAACAGGTCGCTACACTAGTAGTAATCCTAATATGCTTAACATGCCTTCAACCAAATCTAGGTTTGCTAAGCCTGTTAAAAGATGTTTTGTAGCACCAGAAGGTAAAATCATATTAGCTGCAGACTACAGCGCACTAGAAGATAGAGTAATTGCTTCTTTGTCTAGAGATACAAACAAATGTGATATATTTCTTAAAGACTTAGACGGCCACTCCCTAAATGCACTAGGTTATTTTTCAGACAAGATTAAAAACCTTATGCCTCTTACAGGAGATACTCCTACAGATGCTATCAACTTCAAGAAACTGGTGGATAGTGGTGACACAAAAGCTGGAGATATTAGACAGGAATCTAAAGGACCTACGTTTGGCTTAGCCTACGGAGCTTACCCTCCTAAAATTGCAGCTACGCTAAAAATTTCTCTAGAAGAAGCACAAGAAATATTTGATAATTATCATAATGTGCTATATCCTGGAATAACAAAATACAGAGAAGAATATGTATTGCCTACCGCAACAGAAGAAGGGCAACTACACCTAGGTCTAGGATTTACTCTAAAAACAGACGACCCTGATAAAGACATCCGTACACTAGCTAATGCTACATGTCAGTTTTGGTCTATATTAACTGCACTAACAATAAACAAAATGCATGTGCTTATAGACGAAATAGGGTACCAAGAAGACGTAAAAGTAATATCAACTATATATGACTCAATTTATCTTGAGGTCACAAACGACCCTAAAATAATTAAATGGGTTAATGATAACCTTATACGCACTATGCTTGTAGATTTTATGGAAGACCAAACTATTGTTAATGAAGCAGAAAGCGATATTGGGTTTAATTGGGCAGACATGCTAACAATACCTAACAACGCTTCTGAAGAAATTATTAAGGAAACAGTAGCTAAACTGCAAGAAAGTATGTAACTATCACATAGAGCAGGGGCCATTCCTTACCTTTTAGCCTTTCCGGTGGGGTGTGCTCGCTAATCACCGGGTCTAATTTAGGAGCTATATTATTACTATAGAACTGCCAATTTACTGGACACAAGAGTTCAAAACTAAAAACAACAAAACTGTTTTAGTAGGGATGAACTGGTACCGTAATGCGTTTTACCACGCACAAAACAAAATGAAAAAAGACTTTCATGAGCTAGTTTGTAAACAGCTAGGAGATGAAAGTATTAGTGATCAATTTACCTTAGATATAGGTATATATTACAAAAATGTTTCTTGTGATGGTGCTAATATAGCAGCGTTAATAGAAAAATTTACCTTAGATGCTTTGCAAGAGAACAAAACTGTGGTGAATGACAACGTCAAGTACCATGTAGGTAGTTCGTGGAAAGTACTAGGACAAGACAAGGAAAACCCGAGATGTATAATCTCCATAATAAAAAAATGACAGAGGATACTTTAAGTGCTTGATTTTGCAAAAGAATTACTTAAAAAACATTATTGTAGGCCAAATGAATCTATTCATGAAGCCTTTAAAAGAGCTAGTGACTGCTATGCTACTGACGAAGCCCAAAGCCAACGAATACAAGACTACCTTAAAAAAGAGTGGTTTATGTTTAGTTCGCCTATTCTAAGTAATGCACCAGCAGCAGGAGAAAAGACTAAGGGCTTGCCTATTAGCTGTTTCCTGACTTACGTACCAGACTCAATCGAAGGTCTATGCAAACACACAACAGAAGAACGTTGGTTATCTGTTAAAGGTGGTGGTGTAGGCGGACATTGGTCAGACGTAAGATCTATCTCTGATAAAACCCCCGGAGTTAATGGCTTTTTGCATACTGTAGATGCAGATATGGTAGCTTACCGTCAAGGTAAAACTCGTCGAGGCAGTTATGCTGCTTATTTGGATGTTAGCCATCCAGAAATCGTAGAGTTCATTAAAATGCGTACTCCTACTGGAGACCTTAACCGTAAGAATCTTAACCTTCATCACGGTGTAAACATCAATGATGCTTTTTTAGAAGCAGTAAATGATGATTTAGAATGGTCTTTACTGGATACACATAACGGGGAAGTAGTAGAAACTGTACGTGCTCGTCATATTTGGGAAGAGATTTTAACAACTCGATTCCGTACTGGCGAACCTTACATTAACTACTTAGACGAAGCAAATCGTCAGATGCACCCAGCGTTGCGCGAGCTAGGGCTTAAAATACATGGTAGCAACTTATGTAATGAGATCCACTTACCAACCAATGAAAACCGTTCAGCAGTATGCTGTTTATCTTCTGTAAACTTAGCTAAGTTTGATGAGTGGAAAGAAGATACAAACTTTATTGGTGATCTTATCGAACTCTTAGACAATGTTTTACAGTTCTTTATAGATAATGCACCAGATGAACTAGAGAAAACACGTTACTCGGCTATTCGTGAGCGTTCACTAGGTCTAGGTGCAATGGGATTCCATGACTATTTAATGCAACATTCTATTCCTTTTGAAAGCAGCTTAGCAATATCTGTAAACAAAAGAATGTTTAACCTAATTAAGTCACAAGCAGTAGAAAAAACAAAAGAACTAGCTACTACCCGTGGAGAAGCTCCAGACGCAGAAGGCTATGGCGTACGTAACACTCACTTATTGGCTATTGCCCCCAACGCAAACAGCTCAATTATACTAGGTGTTAGTCCGTCTATTGAGCCAAGAGCATCTAACTGCTATACACACAAAACACGAGTAGGTAGTTTCTTAGTCAAAAACCCTGCGTTAATTGCTGTATTAGATTCTTATGGACAGAATACAGAAAAAACGTGGAAATCTATTATGCAAAACGATGGCTCTGTGCAGCACCTAGATTTCTTATCAGCAGAAGAAAAAGATGTATTTAAAACTGCATTTGAGATTGACCAAAACTGGGTAGTAGAGATGGCTCGCAGCCGTCAAGAATACCTATGCCAAGGACAATCTGTTAACTTATTCTTCCCAGCCGGTGTAGATAAAGGGTATGTAAACGCTGTTCACAGACGTGCATTTAAACCTGCTGATGACGTAGGCAAGCCGCTTAAAGGCGTCTATTACTTACGTACAGAAGCTAGTAAGAAGACTGAACAGATTAACGTTAAGGTTGAGCGTAATGCTCTTAAAGATGGCGTACAAGGCTCTTTAGAGACTTGCATTGCATGTGAGGGATAAGATTATGTTACAAGAACTAAGTAAAACTTACAAACCATTACGTTACCCACAGGCTGAAGAATATCGTCTTCAGTCTGAGGACATCCATTGGGTTGTAAAAGAAGTCGAAATGAGTAAAGATCTAGAAGATTTTAAATCTGCTTCTCTAGAAGAAAAAGAATTTATTAAAAATATCTTATCTATTTTTACCCAGTCAGACTTCAATGTTGCTGCAAACTACTTGCCTTTGATTAACAAAATCAAAAACAACGAAGTGCGTGGCATGTTGACTAGTTTTATGGCGCGTGAGTTTATCCACCAAGAAGGCTATGCCCACCTTAACGAGTCTCTAGGTTTTCCAGATAGTTACTATACAGACTTTCTAAAGCACCAAGAAACACTAGAAAAAGATTCATACATGGCAACTACTACCTTTGAAAGCTTTGGCTTAAAACTAGCTAAAGGTATTTTACTAGAAGGTATTAGCTTGTTTGGGTCTTTTGTGTTACTTAAAAACTTTGAAAGAGTAGGTAAGTACCTTGGAACTTGTACAATTAACGAATGGTCTTTACGTGATGAATCTCTTCACGTTGAAGGCAATGCATGGTTGTTCCGTACATGGTGCCAAGAAAACCCTAAAGAAGTTAACGATTCTTTCAAGAAACATATCTATACGATGTGTCGTGAGATTGTAGAACTTGAAAAACAATTTGTAGACTTTGCGTATGGTGACTATCAGCCTCCTAAGCTAGACAAAGAAGATGTAAAAAGCTATATTGAATTTATTGCAGATAGGCGCTTATTACAACTAGGGCTTAAACCGAACTTCGATCGTTCTACTAATCCACTACCTTGGATGGATGAGCTGAACAATGGTAGTTCTCATGCCAACTTCTTTGAAAAACGTGTAACTGATTATGCAGTTGCAGGTATGGAAGGCGAGTTTACTTACTAAGTAAACACAGCAGATAAAGAAGGGGGCATTAGCCTCCTTTTTTACCTCTATAAGGTGATACTATTATGACAAGTAAATTTCACACAAAAGCAAATCTAACCCAAGCGTTAAATAGTATAATCCAACAGCATTACAGTAGCATGGCACAAGAAGAACAAAGAATTCCAGCCGCAATGCCTGGATTTGTATCAGAAGCGCTGCATCAAATCTGCTATGCTGTAGCAGGAATAACAAACGACGATCTATATGAACCCAAAAACTGGGAAGATATAAAATACTATTGCAATGAAATACTTGCAGTAGTACATGAAGCACAACAAAAAACACAATAATAAAGGAAACATTATGACTGACTTAGCAATCTTTGAAATACCAGAAAAACCATCACGTATTTGGGACTTAACTGTTCCAGTAGTAACAGCTAAAAACAAAATAGAAGCATACTTATCTAGTGCTATTGACGATCCTAACGAGTACAACGAGCTCTGTTATCTAATTCGTATGGCTTCTCCAGAAACTACAGTAACTTTGCACTTAAATACCCCAGGCGGCATTATCGACTCAGCATTTATGCTAGCAGACGCAATTTCTTCTTGCCAAGGCAAAGTAGTAGCAAGACTTTCTGGTACTGTAGCATCTGCAGGTACTATTATCGCAATGGCTTGTGATGATGTTGAAACTAGTAACCACTTATCTTTCATGATCCACAACTATTCAGGTGGTATGGCAGGTAAAGGTCACGAAATGAAAGCCAGACAAAAATTTACCGATGATCATCTTAATGAAGCTTTTAAAGACTTTTATGCAGGATTCTTAGAAGAAGAAGAAATGGATAAAGTAATTGAAGGCACAGATCTTTGGATGGGCACAGCTGAAGTAAAAGAACGCTGGGCAAAACGTAAAGCATTCTTGCAAGGAGAATAATATGGATACTAACGATCCAGCTAGAATACTAGAAAATCTGTTTGGCCCTATTACAGATATGACAAAAACAGAAGATGTAAAACTAGTTCCTAGCAAAGGTGATCCTCAATATTTTAATATTAGAGATCTAGTGTTAAGACATATTAACGGTTTGTTACAGCAGCCGACACTAACTTTAGGCCAAATAGAGCTTCTAAAAGCTCTTTTAGGCACGTTTAGAACTTAGAGGTAACCAATGGATCCCATAAAAGGTATTGTCCAGTTTAACCTGGATAGAGGCCTTACTGACTTTTCTCCTACACCTGAGTATAAAATGCTGCATGAGGAGCTCCAAGAGTTCCTTGTCGCAGCTGCTCAAAATAATACTTATGAAATGGTAGATGCTTTGTGCGACATAACAGTTGTAGCGGTTGGTAGTCTTAGTAAACTAGGGTATGACCCTAATAAAGCCTTGCAGGAAACTGTAAAAGAAATAACAAGCCGTAAAGGTGCTTTTAATAAAAGCACAGGTAAATGGGAAAAAGACCGTAATCAAGATCCTACTACCCTTTACAAAGCTGACTACGAAAAAGCTAAGGAGTAATTATGGAATTTCTAGTACTAGGTATAGTAGTAGCTATAAACTTTATCATTATTAAAATGAAACTTACACGTAAAAGATGGGAAGACGCTATTTTTGACGTGATAATGTTACTAGTAATTATGGCACTGTTTAGTGGTTCTTACGCAGGATTGATTGTAGGTTCTGTTGCCTCTTTATTTATTAGCTTATACTTTTTTGCAAGCCCTCCCGAGTTCTTTAGCGGGGATAATGGGTTTCTAAAAGAATTTGCTAAAAGAGCAGAGAGGCCTAAACGATGATAACTAATCTACTACAATCAATCGGTATTGTTTTT